AGGTGAGCATGAATCTTGAATCTACACCAGTGTGTATGGACTGCTTCATTGCTGAGGATGTTCGATATGAGCCTCAACATTCTGAATTTTTATGCACGAGTTGTGCTCATTTCAGAGATCAACAAGAAAATGAAACTGAACTTTACGATCAATATGAAGATTGGGAGGATGTTTGATTTTGTCTAGCATCTCAATTGCTGATTATTTGAAGAATTATGCGACAAAGAAAAGGAAACCTAAGCGCCGTAATTTGATTAAAAAAGAACGTGTTGTAAGTGATGGAGAAGCAACTTTAATTCAACATCTCAAGGCTTATGGAATTGGATATGAACAAGAGTATCAGTTTAATGAAAATCGAAAATGGAGGGCTGATTTTCACATTACTGGTACCAAAATTTTAATTGAAGTTGAGGGAGGTATTTGGAGCAATGGCAGACATACAAGAGGTAAAGGCTACATAGCAGATATGGAAAAGTATAACTCAGCCACAGAGTTGGGTTATTCAGTGTTTAGGTATAGCACTGAGCAGGTAAAGAGCGGTAAAGCGATTGAAGAAATTAGACGGTTGATAGGGTGAGTTTATGACAGCAACAGCAAAATTTGAAAAACATCGAAACGAGACTATAGTTTACGATTTACGCCGTTTATTATTTACTCCAAGTCGCTCAAAAGTTGATTTTACATTGCTCGACTTAGCACAAAAAACAATGGATGGATTTAAGGATGGTGTAGGTGGACCTTCAACATTTGGAAGTAAGGCAAATAGTGCTGCTCTAATGATGCAGGATATGAGTCCAGAAGTTTATTCAATGTTGTGGGCATTAGTACGTTCAATAAATCCTACAGATCGTCACTTTGCTTTACTTCACAATCTACTAACTTCAGAAATTCGCTTAAAGTTTAAAGAAGATGGTTTTAAAACCAAACAGATAACCACCAAAGAAGCAGCAAAAGGTGTTGCACGTTCAGCGCTTATTCAATTTTTATTTAAACGAGGTATGTGCACCAAATGTAATGGAAAAGGGTTTGTCTTTTCAAAAAATGAAAAAAAGCATGTTGAGTGCAGTAAATGCGAAGGGAAAAAAGAAAATGCTTACAATCAATCAGAGCGGCATCGAATTTCTTGTATGAATATAGCACGAAATAATTACATTAAAATTTATGATAAGTACGAGAAACATGCTCTAGATATTTTGTGTGATTGGAGAATAGATCTGGACGCTCATTTAAGAGGCTATTTCTATACTGTGGCAGAAGAATACAATTTATGATTGCATAGGTACAAAAATAAGGGTATATTTTTCTATACTGGTCGTATTACGGTTTATCCGAGACTAAACTGTTATTGATTTCCATGCCCACTTTTACTCTGAATGAAGTGGGTATTTTTTTGCATAAATAATAATGAGGCTTACATGGAAAATCGTTGGCATTCTGATCAAGAAAATAATATGCGTCCAGATGTAAAAGCAGATCCATGTCCGTGGTGTGGAAGTAGTTCAATCGTTGTTGATTCTAAAATTATAGATTTCGAGGTTTGTGGAGAAAAACAAACTCAATGGAGTGCTCAAGCAAGCTGCCATGAATGTGGTGCAACTTCTCCAAGTATCGATATTGGTCCATGGTCACATCCACTGGAAGATGAATACAATCAAGTTGATTGGGAAAATGAACGTGAAGTGGTGAATTTTGCGGTCAAGGTTTGGAATTGTAGAACCTAAAAAACAACAAATAAGTTTTGATTTAGTGTAGTATGTTTTTTAAACAGAAAAAATTTGAGGGATATATGAATATATGTTTTGGTGGACCTCTAGATGGTATTAAACAATCAGAATTATTTAGAAAAACAAATAAAAAAGATTATTTCATATATGAAGATAAAGACTCAAACTCAATTACAACTTACTTTAAGGTAAAAGTTAATTCTAAGGGGAAGGTTCAAGTATTATGGATTACAGAAGAATTAATGGAAAAGGATTTAAGCAAATTGATAATGAATTACATTGATAAAAATATTTAATTAAGCTCACAGAAATGTGGGCTTTTTGCTTTTATGATTGATTAAAAAATATTTTATTGTAAACTACAGGAAACAACCTCGTGTGAGGCTGCTATTATTTTAGTATGTTGATTGTGAAATCAACGCTAAGATAATGAAGATGCAAAGGATTAATAATCTCATCATCTTTCTCCTGTTGTTTGGTGGATTTAAGCCACAGCGAATAAAGTTATGGCAGTGATGTTTACGAAAGTAAGCAAAAATATGGCTAACTTAGTTAGCGTAGATACTTTGTGCATATAGAGCTCAGTCAAACCTTTGATTGAGCTCTCTTCCTTTTGGGGATCAAAAATATTGAGACGCTTAGGCGTCTTTTTTATGTACTATTTAAATTATTGTTATATTTAATTGCCTAATTTTGTTATCTTTACATTTTAAAAATGAATATTAAATATATGAAAAAATCTAATATTGGGTGGGTATTTGCAGGGGTAGTTGGCTTAGGAGCTTTAGTTGCTGGTACTGATAAAGATAATAACGGTTCTACAGAACAGGAAAGTAAAGAAACAGTAATTGAAGAACGATATGTAAATACCGCAACTCTAAATGTTCGAGATAAGCCTAATGGTAAAATATTAGGTAAAAAAGAACGTGGTGACTCAGTTTCCATCTATGAGATTAAAAATGGGTGGTCAAGGATTATTGATAATGGTTCAGATCCACAATGGGTATCAATTAAATCACTATGCAAAGGTGCTGGCTGTTACGAAGTAAAAACTGATACCAAGCCTCAATATTTTGCTCAACAAGAAACTCGAAATACAAGACAAGCTGTTTCTAAGAGTCATAGCTCAAGCAATAAGTCATACAATAGTGATTGCTCTTGTGCTGTCGTAGATTATTGTGTTGGTCCACGTGGTGGACACTATTGTATCAACAGCAAGGGTAATAAGACTTATAAGAAAAGATAGTAGGTCTATCTCTTTGAAACATTATTTCCAATGAGAACAACATGCTCCGAATCAAACAAATCTTCTGCCGACACGTTTGGGAATATTCAGATTTCTTTAGGGTGAGAGAGTGTCGGAAGTGTGGGAAGGTGGTGCAGGTTTAGATGAATCTACTTCGCCAATGTTGCACTCAAATATATATTGATATATATTTAAATATCAATAACTTAATTTTGTTTTTAGCTTGATCTATCCTTAAGATTAGTATACTTTTAAGACTCAAATTTAATTTAGGATTTATCTTATGAGTTTTCAAACTAAGGTTGAAAAGGTTTTGCCAAAAGGCAAACAAAATATGCATTTAATTGGTTATGTTGCCAATGGCGTTAATAGTGCGGAATATATGAAATCAAGCCAGATTTCTTCTGATGATGGCGGAATCGATAGACGTGAGATAATGCGTATACTTTTGAGCAAACATCCAGCACAAACTGAAATATTGTTGCATGCAGTGTCTGATATTGGTCTACAAGAGAGTGAATCTTTTTAAACCTTTCGAATTCGAAACCTTTAACCACCCAAGCGGTGGTTTTTTAATGCCTAAAGGAAAGTGAAGATGCAAAACCAACACCAAAAAATCAAAGGTTATCGTGACCTATCTCAAGAAGAAATCGACTTGATGAATCGTATTAAAGAAAAAGGCGCTGAATTGTTGTTGCTTCAAAAAGAGTTAGCGAATCGTTTATGTACTGACTTCGAAGTAAAGCAAGTGGCTGCACAAAACTCACAGCATGCACCTAATGATTTTGCTAGTCCTGAGTACCAAGAATTTAATCGTTTCAAAGAAGCTGAGCCATTACGATGGGCGCAAATCGGCAAGACTGATATTCAGACAGGCATTATGGCTCTTGTTCGTGCAGTAGGTCAGCAAGCAAGCCTATAACCTTTCGCTACGTTTACTTTGCCCCGAAAGGGGTTTTATTTTATCAGGGAGAAAGCCATGAGATTAGGTCGAATTGTATTAGCAGCATTAGGTATGAGCGCAGCGTTTGCCGAACCTGCAAAATAGAATTGCCAGTGATTGGGATTCAATCAAATGGCGAGAGCCAGTAACAACCAAATCAAAACCTAACAAAGTTTCTCAAGCCAAAAGACGTAAGTATAAACGTCAAGGTCGGTTGTGATGGACAAAACTGAAGCACAAAAGAACCTCAAACTACTCGAAGAAGATAAAGCGCGCTTACTCTCACTTAATCATCTCAATTCCACGTGGGCGTTTAAGAATCAATGTGAGGCGAGAGTGAAGCAGATAAATAAGTATATGAAGAATATTGAATTAGGGTTGAATACTACATATCGTCAATGATATTTTTATTAACAATAATCTCCATAGTTAACTAAAAATATGAAATTAATCATCATTATCTCTTTTATTTTTACTCTAACAGCTTGTGTAGGTATGCCTAAGAGCTCACAAGAACTTCAGGAAAAAAGCAATACCAGATATCAATTCATTGTTGATAAGGAATTGGGTACTGTTGAGAGTAGTTTTGATGAATTTTTTAAGAAATGCTATTACAACTTAGACTATTCAAAAATATATTTAAATCATGCACGGGTTGGGGTTGATCAAGGGTTTGATAAAACCAAAGATAGTAACCATATCAAATATTCTATTTATTTTGGTTCGTCACCAAAAACGAAAAAATACGGATTAGATGTAGATTTATCAAAAATCGCAGATTCAAAGAGTATTAAAGTGGAATTAGTGGCGGCAACTGGAATGTGGAAACGTAGTTTCCCGAAATATGAAAATGTTGCTAATGGTGAAAAAGAAAGTTGCCCTTGGTAACATAAGTCAAACCTCCTCCGGGAGGTTTTTTATTGGAGATTCCTTTATGGATATTAACCAATACACCAGCCTAACCAAAAAGAAGCCACTTAAAAGAAAACCAAGAACAAGACCGTTACCAAAAGCAACCCAAAAATATTTAGAAGCTGAAGAAACTTTATTTCAAGAACTAGAAGAAAACTTAATAGGTTATCGCCGTAAGTTTCAGTTCGAATCAACTCGGAATTGGCGGTTTGATTTCTATATTGTGAAACTGAATTTACTCATTGAGATTGTTGGTAGCTCTTGGGCAGTGGGTCGTGGCGGTAAGAAGATAGCAAATTCATTTAACAAATATGATTTGGCTGAAGATATGGACTATAAGATTGAGCGGTTTCATCCTGATTCGATTCTTTCAGGTCATGTGATTAATTGGATTAAAGGTCAACTGGAGAATTTAGATGATTGAACAGATCAGACCTTTTCCACCAACCGATTTGATTGATCAAGCTGATGAAGAGGAAGCGATTCGCTTGGCACCTGCAGCGGATCTAAAAGAATGGGTAGTAACCAACTTTCTGACGCTTGGCGGTGTATTGCATAATCCTGACCATGATCACATTGCTGAATTACTTCATGATGATGAAACCTTTTTAGCATTCGCTTGGGCGTCATCTGCCGCTGTAGCTAAAAAACGGATGGTACTTGGTCAATGTGAAAAAGTGATGTTTAACCAGGGCGGTTGGCGTAAAGCTCGGCAAGAGCAACAAATGCGTGACTGGTTTGGATTTGTTCCTGTTTATCTCATTACTGTAGATGCAAGCTTTTGTGAACGTGCGAACGATCGTGAATTTTGTGCATTGATTGAGCATGAGCTCTATCACATTGGTGTAGAGCGTGATGAGGAAGGGGAAACTCTCTACAGTGATCATACAGGCTTACCTAAGCATTATTTAGCAGGTCATGACGTAGAGGAATTTATCGGGGTGGTCAAACGCTGGGGAGCAAGCGAAAACGTCAAGCGAATGATTGAGGTCGCTCAAAACCCGCCGTTTGTTTCAGATTTAGAAATCACAAAATGCTGCGGAACTTGTCTAGTTGGTTGAGCAAAGAGCATCACATTTCTACTTTCATATTTATCTTAAGTTTAATAGATTATAAGAAACGGGAGAATATTTATGGCTACATATAAACAGATTCAAGAGTTTCTTAAAAGCAAACATAATCGTAGTTTTAAATCATGCTGGATAGCGCATGTTAAAAGCGATTATGGTTTGACGAATAGACAATCACCAAATCGACAAGATTCAAATAAAAGAGTTCACCCTTGTCCGGATATATATAGGTCCAAAGTGGAAGATGCACTGAGACATTTTAAAATGATCCCCTAATTGGGGATTTTTTTGGCTATCTTGTGATACGTAGTGATACAAAGAGGTATTTATGGCAGCCTTAAAAGAGCCTGTAAAAATATATATTGTTCAAGCTCTTGCATGTCGTGATACCCCTCAAGAAGTAGCCGATCTTGTAAAACAAGAGTTTGGCATTGAAATTGATAGACAGCAATGCGCTGCATATGATCCAACAAAACGCCGTGGCAAAAATCTAAGTCAAAAATACGTTGATCTATTTGAAGAAACTCGAAAAAAATTCGATGAAGGATTAATTGATATCCCTATCGCAAATAAATTTTATCGTCTAAAAGAACTTCAAAAAATGTATGACGATTCAGGTCGAAATAAGCGTGTAAAGCAAAATCTTCTAAAACAAGCTTTGCAGGAAACTGATGGAAGAACCACTAAGGTTGAACACATGGGTAAAGATGGAGCGGATCTTGAAATCAAAATTATTCGAGAGTTTGTAGATTAAGAGGTGCCCATAGTGGAGCTTAGAATCAAAACTCCACGATGGGCTAAACCTTGGTTTAAAACTGCTCGATATAAAGGGGCGCATGGTGGACGTGGATCTGGTAAATCGCACTTTGTTGCTGAGCAGCTTGTTGAAGAGTGTGTGATTGATAAAAATCTTCGAGCTGTATGTATTCGTGAAATTCAAAAATCGATTAAATATTCAAGTAAACAGCTTATTGAAGACAAGATAAAAGCGCTAGGAGTTTCTCATTTATTCGAAATACAAAGAGATTTAATAAAACGAATTGGCGGTGATGGTGTAATTCTTTTCCAAGGTATGCAAGACCACACGGCAGATTCAATTAAATCTCTTGAAGGATTCAAAATTGCATGGGTTGAAGAAGCAAATAGATTATCAGCTAAATCTTTACGTTTACTACGACCAACTATGCGAGCTGAAGGATCACAAATTTGGGCAACTTGGAATCCTGAATCTAAAGATGACCCAATTGATGATTTTTTAAGGGGAGAATTTGCACCTGAAGATTCAATTGTCATTGAAATCAATGTGACAAATAACCCTTTTGCACCTCGAACGCTTCTTGATGAATATGAGGAGGATCGAAAACGTGCAATACGAATGCAGAATGCAGGTGATGAAAATGCATGGCCTATGTTTGAACATGTTTGGCATGGCGCTTATCTTGAGTTCAGTCAAGCAATTATTTTCTCTGGTCGTTATGTAGTTGATGAATTTGAACCTGAGGATGATTGGACAGATGTCTTCTATGGCTCAGACTGGGGTTTTTCTCAAGATCCTACAACATTAAATCGTATCTACATACATGATGATGTTCTTTATATTCGAAATGAAGCTCATCAAGTTGGATGTGAAATTGATCATTTACCTCAATTGTTTGATGAGGTGCCTGGCTCAAGAACTCATAAGATTCGTGCTGATAATTCACGACCTGAAACGATAAGTTACATGAAGCGGCAGGGATTCAAAATTGAAGCTGCGGATAAATGGCCTGGTTCAGTAGAGGATGGCGTGACATTCATGAAGAAGTTTAAACGAATCGTTGTGCATCCAGACTGCCCTGAAACAGCAAGAGAATTCAAACTGTATTCATATAAGGTCAATCGAGCTGGGGACGTCTTACCAGAGATACTGGACTTAAATAATCATCATATGGATGGTATCCGATATGGGATACAGCCTTTGATAAAAGGCAGATCAAGTAAAAAACCTGCAGGTGCAGGAAGTCGAACTTATTAAAGGTAAAATTATGGCAAAGTCTAAAAAGGGCAAAGATTCAAAGAAGGCTTTGTCCCATGGAAGTCTTTACACTCAAGAAGCGATTTCAAATTTTTTTACTCATTTTGGAAGAAGACCAGATAATGATGAGGTCTTACGAAAGGCAGGTATTACACGTCACAGATTAAGTGTATTGCTTGATGATGATGAGATAGCTCAATCCATTGAAACTCGAATAGATGCTTTGCTTGCAACGCCTTTCAGAATTGAACCTAGTGATACTCCAGAAGCTATCAAGCTAAAGGCAGAATTTGACGAATGGTATTTTGAAATTGCTTCAGGCGCATTAAATGCATTGTTCTTTGGATATTCAGTTCAAGAGGCAGTTTATGAGTTAAAAGCTGATGGCTATATAGGATTCAAGTGGGTGGGTGAAAAACCAATGCAATGGTTCGAGCCAAAAAATGATGGAAGATTGATATATCGCCAAGATGGTGGTGGTAATGAACACGAAGTCGATCAGGTATTTAAATTCTTCCTCACACGCCGTAAAGCAACTTATGAGCAGCCATTTGGAAAGGCGCTTTTATCAACGCTATATTGGTTGTTTTTCTTTAAACAAAATGGATTTAAGTTTTGGGCTAAATTTCTTGAACGATTTGGAACACCGATCCTTTTAGGTAAATGTAAAGACACTGAAACAGAAGATATGAACCAAGCATTACTTAATGCTCATGCTCAAAGTGTTTTATCAATTGATTCTGAAGATGATGTTCAAGTGTTAGGAACTTCAGGCGCTAGCGGTACTGCTGGATCTGCATTTGAGATGTTTAATAAAACATTAGCTCAACAAATGCAGAAGGTGATTTTAGGGCAAACGTTGACCAGTGGTACAGATGGAAAAGGGAGTTATGCATTAGGACAGGTTCATGAGAATGTCAGAGCTGATAAATTAAAATCTGATATTCGTTTGGTAACCCCAACATTACAAGCGGCAATGAATGCATTGTGTAATTTGAATGGATGGGAACAGCATAAAATCATGTTAGGTGAAAAACCTAAGGCTTTAAATAAAGATCAAGCTGAACGAGATACGAACTTAAAAAATGCTGGAGCAAATTTTACTCCTCAATATTTTCAACGTGAGTATGGTTTGCAAGATGGGGATATTGTTGAATCTCAACCACTATCATCTGCACAATTCAAAGCATTACCTAATTTACCTTTCAAATTTAAAGCGGGTAAGCAAAATCTTTCGGCTGATCAGTTGGAAGTTGAAGAGCTTACAGCTTCTCAAGAGGTGATTAAATTACTCGATCAGAAACAAGTAAATGAACTGATTCAAAGTAGTAAATCGCCTGAAGAGTTGGCTTTTAATTTAATGCAGTTAATACCAGTTGCAACACAATCAGAATTTACAGCGAATTTAGAACAGGCTTTGTTTACGGCTGGTGTTTTAGGTTGTGTAACTGCCAAGTGAGAGAGGTACCATGAAACCAGTTACTTTTCTTGAAGCATTAAAATTCGCTGAATCCCGAAAGATCGTATTACCTGATGAATTTTATTCAATAGACTTAAAGACCCGACAATTGGCAACAACGGTCGGGTTTTTATCGAGTATTGAGCAAATTCAAACAGTGATTAAGGGGGTTAATAAAGCCATTGCAGATGGTACGACTTTTGAGGATTTTAAAAAGTACGTTGCTGATAATGACATTATTCTAAGTGAAGCATATTTAAGTAATGTTTTTAGAACCAATATACAGACAGCTTACAGTCACGGACGTTGGGAGCAACAACAGCGGAACAAAACTAAAAAGCCGTATTTAATGTACTCGGCTATTGATGATAGCCGGGTTAGACCAGAGCATTTGGCTTTAAACAAAATCATACGTCACATAGATGACCCATTTTGGCTGTTGTATTACCCGCCGTGGGGTTTTATGTGTCGATGTACTGTGATTGCGCTTACAGAAGCTCAGGCGAAGAAATACGGTATTACATCGGATGAAGATCTGCCCGAAGTTACTCAAGAAATGGGATGGTCTACAAGTCCTATGACTTACGGGGATATGTCGAAATTAGTAGACAATAAAATCAGCGAAACGATTTTAGATAAAGAATATCTCTTGGAGCAAAAGAAAGTAGTTCAAGCTGAATGGACTGCATCATCAAGATTAACTGATCTTTTTGCACCGATGACAGATTCAAGCCGTGATTTATTCAAAGTGATTTCAGATACAGTCATTCCCTTAGATCCTGAAATAAGACCAAGCGCAATCAAAACTTTTATAGATTACGTGCAGGGAAATGATGACAGGCTAACAAGCTATCTTAATCAACCTTCAATCAATCTTGCAGAGGATGTGCTTAAACGATGGATCAAGGAGGATATGTCTAAGATTCAAGCAATATCAGCAAATACGAGCGAAGTAATTTCGGGATCTTCGACTTTGAGTCAAGTTGCATCGATGGAAGTGGGTAAAGTCATCACTCTAGACTCTCCTTTGCTGATTGCAGGTGAATCTAACATCATGATTCAAATTGAGAATGCAAAAGGCTTGGGTATTGATCTAGCTAAATTGAATGCTGGTCAGGGCACATTATTGGGATTAGGTCTATCGTTTGAAGTTGTTTCAATTGAAGCCGCGAGCGGGGTAGTTATTTATAAACTTAAAGCATTGGTGAATTAAATGAAATTACATTTAAGAGATGGCTCTATATTGCAATACAAAACGAATATGGAGCTTAAAGGATTGGTTATTGATTCAATCGAATTAGAGTTTACTGATAACAATCTCATACCTGAAGAAATTATATGGTGCTGGGATGGAAAGACTTCAATTGATCAAACATATTCATTTGAAGAAAAGATGAAGTTAATCGAAACTTTATCTAATGCTCTTAAATGCAATGATCCGTGTGTTTATGAACACAGTAAGTTAGCTGAGAAAAAGCTACTGTTACTTATATCAAGTCTATAACTTTTTAAGATTTATTAACCGCCCAATAGGGTGGTTTTTTAATGGAGCATGAAAAATGCCAGAGGAAAACAAAGATCAGTTAAAACATCAATTTACCGCTGTAAATGTACCCATAGTTTTAGCAGAAGATGGAACAAGTAAGCGCCGTACTTTTGATGCGGAAGTCTATAGCGGTGGACGCATAGATAATCATTATTTTTGGGGGAGAAGCGGAGTAGTAATCGATCTTCAAAACATACAGTTAAAAACAAAAATAGGATTAGTGGAAGAGCATTTTGGCGGTCTACGTGTTGGGGTTGCTACTGAATTTGAAACAACCAATAAGTTTAGAGCTAAAGGTCATTTTCTATCTAATCCACGTGCACAAGAAATTGTGAGTGATGCTGATGAAGAGTATCCATTTCAAATGTCTTGGTGGGCAGATCCTGAAAGTATTGAAGAAATTTCAGCAGGAAAAACAATCACAGTAAATGGACAGGAATTTACTGGACCATTGCATGTTTTTAGAAATGTGCGTGTGCATGAAATCACAATTTGCGGTGTAGGAGCGGACACACAAACATCCATCCAAGCCTTTTCTAGCAAAACTAACTCAAATCCAATAGAGGACACTAACGTGACTGAACTCGAACAGGCGAAAGCTGCTCAAAAGAAAGCTGAAGAAGAGCGCGACGCGGCACAAAATGAACTTAAAAAGTTCAAAGCTGATAAACGTGCTGATGATATTGCAGCTTTGGAAACATCTCTAAACAAGCAATTTAGCGCTGAAGAAAAGAAGTCATATACAGATATGGATGACGTATCTTTTAACTTCTTATCTCAGCAATTAAAGCAATTTTCAGCAGGTACACAACAACCCACTGAACAACCAAAGGGAAATAATATTCCAAATCAATTTGCTCATTTATTCAGTCATCAAGCGAATGGTGGGCAGGGTGGTGCATCTAATTCAGATCAACCTCACAAGTTTACATCTGGTGCTCAAGCATTCGCTGACCAGAAAAAAGGGGCTTAATAAATGAGCAATAAAACCTACCTAGGAAGTGTGAATCGCGAGACACGACCTTTCAACTTAGATGTTGAAAAACTACGCCGTGCAAATGCCAAAGTGACTGCGGCAACTGCATATAAAGCAGGGGATCTATTGGTTTTATCTGATTCCAATGTGGTGACGCATGCCACAGATGAAAAAAATTGGAATGTTGTATGTGGTCAAGATGTTACCGCGCAACAAGCAACCCAAATGGCAGCAGATGGGATTGAAATCCCGATTTACTTTGGTGGTGTATTTAGCATCGAATCTGTTCGAATTGCAGGGGAATATTTAGAGGTTTCTAAATACGACTCAGCTCGTGCCAAAGCAACTTTAAACAATATTGAATTTTCAAAAGTATAAGGAATTTTTAAAATGCCTCAATCTTTTACAGTTAATGGCGCACCACTTGAATTGCTTGATGTTGGTGAGCTTGCATTAATTCACAGTAACTACAAGCCAATGGACACTTGGCTGATGGATAAATTATTCCCAAATCGCCCTTCATTTGATCGAGATGAAGTGCCGTTGGCAGAAATTAGCACTGTCCATGATTTAGCACCTCTGGTCTCACCTCATCAACCTGGTAAACCATTCGATACTAAACGCGCAGCTAAAGTAGAATTCGTTCAACCTGCATATTACAAACCTAAAACATGGTCACACCTGCTACAGCTTTTGATGAAGCACTAATTGAGCGTTTGCGTTCGGCAGGAATTATTTCAACAGGTAGCCAACAATTATCTGATCAGGAAAAGATGGTCATTGCTCAGATTGCTGTAATGAAGCGAAATCATGACGCTATTGATAATTCAGTTTTATTGATGACAACAGAGTTATTGCTTAAAGGGAAGTATCTACTTCAATCTGATGATTATGAATATAACATGGTTGATTATGAACGTGATGCATCGCTAAATTTCACTCCATTAACTCCTTGGAATCAGGCTGGTGCTAAACCTGTAACAGATATTGAATCAATTGAAAAACTTTTGCTTGAAGCAAATGGCGGTCCTTCTAAACTCTATATTATGTCAGGCAAAGTTTGGGCAGCGTTATCGACTAATGAAGAGTTTAAAGAACGTTTTGTTAAGCCTTACGCCGGTATTGCCGTGCCTTATAAACCGAGCTTAAACGTTCAAGAAGGCGCTTCATTCAAAGGCTACTTAGATGAAAAAGAATTGTGGGTTTATGACGCTACTTATCGCTTAAAAAATAGTGTAAAGCGCTTTATTCCTGATGATTATTTTGGTGCTATCTCGGATACCCAAGGATCAATCGCGCAATGTAAAATCAAAAATATGTTGGCTAATGGTGCGGTTGCCAAATATTTTGATCGTCAATGGTATAGCGAAGATCCAAGCGGTATCTTCTTGATGACTGAATCAGCCCCACTTGCAGTGCCATCGAATAAAAATGGTGTATGTGGTGGTACAGGCTTTATTGTTTAAGGGGAATTACATGCCAAAGTACATCGCAAAACAATCCATTGGTCATTTTCGACCTGGTGAGGAAATCAAAGGGCTTGAAGATAAACAAATTCAAGCCCTTTTAGTTTCTGGTGCTATTGAGGAAGAGGCAGCGCCAGAAAAGCCTAAACAGGATGGCTCTGCACAACAATTGACTGAACTTGCTGCTGAAGTCGCAAATCTGAAAGCTAATGAGCTTTTGCTTATTGATGCCAAAGAAAAAGCCGAGGCTGAAGTCGCAAATCTGAAAGCAGAATTAGTTAAGTTGCAGGATGCTTTAAATGCTTCAAAACCAAAATCTGCAAAGGATAGAGAGCAGCCTCAGGCTCAATCCGAAAAGGCTTCGACTGAATCTAAATAGGTGGCGATATGTATGCGACTGAAGAGGATTTGATTAAGCGATTTGGTAATGAAGTTGAAACTCTGAAATCAATTTTACCTGAGGGGGCGATTGCTGAAGCATTACAGGACGCTACAGAGGAGATTGATAGTTATGTGGCGGTAAAGTACAGCTTACCGCTTCCTAACATTCCAAGCACTCTACAGCGAATAGCATGCAATATTGCAAGATACCGCCTTTACTTTCAGCAACCTACTGATGAAGTAGAGAATCGCTATAAAGCTGAAATTGATTTTTTGAAGCGCATTGCTGATGGTAAAGCTGTACTCAATATCCTGAACCAAGAGAATGAGGTCACTGAAGAGAAGCCGAAAAACTCACCGGCAGCTATGCCAATCGGTACAACTTATCGAGGTTGTGTTTTTGCAGACGATATTCTTAACAGAATGCCAAGCATCAAGTGAGGTTAAATGGCTATTGCAATAACAATCACTGCTGAGAGTTCACCACTTGAAGCGATCTTTAAATCATTAGGGGCTTACGAGCGTGAAGAATCAAAGCTTTTTAATGAACTTGGATCTGAGCTACTGGACCAAGTTCAATTAAGGTTTATGGATGGTGTCAGTGTTGATGGAAACCCTTGGGTGCAGTCATGGCGAGCTGAAATGCAAGGAGGTCAAACATTAAGGGATAAAGGCATTTTAATGAATTCCTATACCTATAATGTTTTGCCGAATGGTGTTGAGGTTGGTACAAACGTTGAATATGCAGCGCCTCTTCATTTTGGTGCGCTTATTCTTCCTAAAAATGGCGCATACATCACCTTTAATGTGGGTGGGCAATATCGCAGAGTTAAACAGGTTGTTTTGCCGCCACGTACACAGCTTGGAATAAATCCTGAAAATGAAGAATCACTTTTAAATATTGTAGGAGATTTTATTAATGAGCTCATTCTTCGCAGTTCGTGATGAAATTGCAAATAGACTAAAAGAAATTCCAAGTTTTAAGGAAATATACACCCCTCATAATTCAGCAAAAATCACTGAAATGATGCAGATAACGCCATCAGCTCATGTGAACTTTGCCCGGATTGTCAAAAAGGCTGATGCAGGTGCGGGTAAGGTTAATCAGCTTGGGCAACAATGGGCGGTTTCAGTTGCTTGTCGAAATGCTCAATCTCAAATGACCAATGGCAATGCTGTAAATGATGAAGCGGGCGAGCTCACTGAAGAAGTGATTAAACTCTTATCTGGTTGGCAACCTCGTTCCTCAACTCGACCTTTAACACTTATTGATGTTAAAGAGGGTTACAGTCCAACATGCACATACATTACAGTCATTTTTGAATCACAAAAATTTATTTAGAGGTCATCATGACAAAACAATATATCGCCCGGCAAAAAGTCGGGCGTTTTAGTAAGGGCGATACAGTGGGCGGTCTTACTGAAGCCCAAATTAAACAATTAGAGACAGATAAGATCATTGAAGAGGTGAAATCTGCTCAAACAAAACCAAGCAAAGAGGTCAAAACAGATGGCTAAGGAATATATTTCTTTACAGGGTAAGTTTTACTTGTCCGAAATAGCAAATGGTGTAGCTGCTGAAATGCGCAATATCGGGAACGTGCCTGAATTTGAACTTGAAATCACGACTGATCAAGTTGAGCATCAAGAAAGCACTTCTGGACAACGTACTACAGATTTTGTATTAACCAAAACAACAGGTGTTAATTTCAAAGGGCAACTTGAAGAAGTGGATGAAGCCAATTTGCAATACATCTTGTCAGGTATGAAATCTGAAATTGCAAGCAAGGTTGTTACTGATCAGGTATTAGGTACAGTTAAAGCAGGTAATGAAATCAAACTTGATGGGTATAGTCTGACTCAGGTTTCATTTAAAGCAGGATCAACCGCAATTACAGCCGATAAATATGTGCTTGATGCCGTGTTTGGAACTGTAATTTTCAATGAAGCAATTGCAGATCCTGTTACAGCAAGTTATACAACTGGTGTTGTTAGTCATACCACAATCGCAAGTGAATTTAATAAAGAATATGAATTGTTCTTTAAAGGAATTAATACTGCTACAGGTAAAAATATGGCAGTGCGTTTGTGGCGTACTAAAAAATCACCAGAAACAACTTTTCCACTCATTCACGAAGAGCTTGGTCAATATGAAATTTCAGGACAAGCATTATCAGAAATTGAAAAAGGTTTAGATCCTACACTTGGCTTATATGGTCACGTGGTCACAATTCCAGCTGCATAATTAAACTGCAGGCACATAGGGCGCAAAAGCGTCTTTTTTTGTGCCTGTATTTAGGAATTTAAAATGAATGAATTTTTTCTGGCTTCTAATAGATCTATTTATGTTCATGATTTAGAGCTAAAACAAATAACGGTAAAAGACTTGGATCAATGGTCTCAGTTTGCTGAAATTATTCGCAAATATTTAAATAATGATTATTCAAAAGAAAATATTGAATCAATTGTAAAACAGCATATTGTTTCAGCTATAATGCTTTGTTCGTTTACCACGATTTATGATGTTAAATATTTTTCAGATTTAATGAACAATGAAGCTGATGATTTTTGGATATTTTCAGAAATGTTCTTAATGTAAATAAAGCATATTTTGATCAAGAGGATTCAAAAAGCCAAAATAATAAATCAGAAAATACTTGGTTTGATTCATTTCAGTTTTTAATCAGCAAAGGGCATCGACATAAAGATATTTTGGATTACAGCTTTGGTACATTTATAGAGTATTTAAAAGCTGCACAACGTAATGAAAGAAATTCTTTATTAAGTTTTAGTGGTGCTATGCGCGTGTCATATCATGCGGATGCTAAAAGATTTGAAAAGTATAATAAAGAGATGAAAT